TCGGGCGTGTCGCCGTAGGTGGCGGTGACGTGCGGGACGAAGTGCGGGTGGGTCTGCTCGGCCGTCTCGAACGGCCCGGCGACCCCGTCGTCGGTGAGCAGCACGTCCCGGATCGCTTGGATGAGGCCGGACTCGACCAGCCACACCTTGGCGTGGTCCGGGCCGAGGGTGGCGGTGCCGGACACCTCGGCGGGGAACGTCGGGGTCATCATCTCGGCGACGGCGGCGACCGCGTCGTGCACCGGCTGCCGGTCAAACTCCTGGCCTTTCCCGAGCCACAACAAGGTGACGTGCTTGTCCTCGTCGCCGATGCCGTGCACCGGGTCGTCGACCTTGGGCAGCGCCACCACTACCGTGTTGGCTTCCTGGTCGACTGGGGCGGCGGCGATCACACCGTCAGACCCCCGTGAGAAGTCGGTCGCCTCGTCGGCCAGGACCGGGGCCAGGGTGCACCGGCAGTTGATCCACAACTCGATCGGTGCGGACGGGTCGCCGGGGTAGCGCATCTTCGACCCGCCCACGTCGAACGGCTCACCGGGCGGGCGCTGCTGACCGGCGGCGAACCGGTGCGCCTCCCGCACGTCCCGGTCGTGCATGGTGACCCACTCCATGAGGAGGAACTCCTCGTCGGTGGCCGCCGCCGACTGGGTTCCGGCGTTGAGGATCGCGGTCGCCAGCCACACCGAGATGCGGTCGACCGAGTTGTGGTCGGGGTCCTTGGTCTTGTCCAGCGCCTCCCGCAGTTGGGCGGCGAACTCGGCGCCGGACGGGCGGGGGTCGCCCTTGCCGCCCTCGTTGTGGAACACCGACAGGTAGGCGCGGGTCGCTTCGCGCAGCAGGTCGTCGTACCAGCCCTGGGCGGGGAACCGGTCGACGGCTTCCCGGACCAGCGGGAACAGGTCCTTCTCCATCGAGTCCTGGTCGGTGCGCCGTTTGGCCGCGAACGCCTCGATGGTCAGCCTCATGCGGGGTTCTCCTGGGCCAGCCGCAACCAGTTCACCAACCGGTCTCGGCGGTGGGCGGACTGCTCGGTGAGCAGGGCGTGACAGTAGGAGTCCAGGACCGGGATCACCGTCTCCGCGTCGGCGATCCCGTCCAGCACCTGGGGTGCGCACGACCAGGCGTCCTCCAGCAGCCGCTCACAGTTGCCGTTGGGCTTGACGTAGACGTGCGTCTCGAAAGCCGGCACCCCGGGTGGTCGGCTGGTGGTGTTGCGCATCCGGTTCCCGGCCCGTTCCAGCGCCCGGAACACGAGGGCTTCGCTGGCCGCGACCAGGGCGGCGGGTGGGGTGCGCGGCCGACTCGGGTGGTCCTCCAAGGAGGGGGGTGGAGGGGCCTGCCGGGGAATCTCCTGGGCGACGAGGGTGCCCAGGTTCACCCCCAGCATCCCGAGCGCGGCCTGCACCTGTTCCGGGGTGGACGAGCCGGAGGCGACCTTGACCAGCAGCCACCGCTTGAACTCCTCGGCGGCTGGCATGTCGTCGAGGTCGAAGCCGTTCTCCCGGAGCAGGGCTTCGGCGGAGATGAGGCCCCGGTCGTACAACTCCATCGCTTCCTTGGAGCGGTCCGGGCGCAGCCGCAGCGCCGACGAGTCGTAGACGACCAGGGCGCCGGTGTCGTCGCCGAGCGCGGGGCGCAGGTAGCCCATCGTCAGCGCGTTGACGATCACGTCGAGCATCGGCTCGATGTGCAACTTGATGGTGGCTTCTTCGATCTGCCACGCACCCCAGTGGCTGACCCCGTTCGAGTTGCCGCCGCCGGTGCCGCCGTTGCTCGCCATGCCCAGCACCTGCTCGGGCGGCAGGTCCATGCCGAGCGCGAACCGGCGGATCGCTTCGTCGCGCAGCACCATCGCGTTCGAGTCCAACTCCGACCAGAAGGTCAAGAGCCGGGGCTTGTCGATCGCCTCGTCGGGTGCGGTGACGACGATTGGCACCATCGCAGCCGGGGAACCCGGGTCCTGGATGGGGGTGAGCATCGCATCAGCCAGAGTGAGCATGAACGCATCAGCGTCGTTCGCGGTCTCCCGGGCGGCCCCGTTGGCGTCTGGCGGCGGCGGGAAACTCATGCCCTGGGGCATCAGCAGGATGCCCGCCCCGGCGAGCCGGGACGTGATCTGGGCGAAGACGTGCCGGGTGAGGTACTCGATCTCTCCGAGCAGGGGCAGCAGCGACCGGAACGGTGAGTCGGCCTCGATCCGCTTTGCGGGGCTGGGCAGCCAGATGCGGATGACCACGTCGGACTCGGACAGTTCCACCGGGGGCAGACCGTCGCCGTAGGAGATGATCCACGAGGTGCCGGTGACCTGCATCTCGATGATGGAGACGATCTCCCACACGTCGACACCCTCGACCGACCGGCCGACCAGGTAGCACTCCCCGGCGATGGTCAGGTGGACGCCGATCGCGTCCAGCATCTGAGTCTGGCCGTCTTGCCCGTTGAACAGCATGTCCAGGGCGTCGGCGGCCGGTCCGGCCGGGGTCTCCTTGACCACCCCGACCTCGATGACAGCGGTCTTGAGCAGCGCCCGGGACACGGCGTGGCCGAAGAACCGGGCGGCGAACCGGGCCTCACCGCAGATGGCGTAGTGCCGGTAGCACTCCCGTTGCCAGTCCTGCCGGGGCTGGTAAATGCGCGCGGCCTTGCCCGGGTATCGGGTCGAGGAGGCGACCAGTGCGGTCGTTGGGATGACCACCGGGTCCGGGGGCTGTTTCCTCGTCCGGGGCATCGCGCCGCCTATTCGCTATGTCAGTCGGTCCGGCGTGGGCGCGTCCACTCGCCCGACCCATGCACGAAATGTAGACCCGTCAGCCCTCGGGTGGCTCGTCGTACGCCACGACCGACGCGGCGAGATACGACGCGGCCCACACCCCGTTGATCACCCACCAGGTCCAGTGCAGGTCGGACAGCCACGCCCAGCCGAACATCCCGACGCTCAGATATGGGCACAAACAGAACGGGCAACGGGCCAGTGGCGCCCACTTCCCGTCCGGGCCGACCGCGACCAGGTACTTCGTCCGCAGCCACATCATCGGCGGGAAGTCGTCGAAGGTGAGCAGCCGCGCGGTGCGGGCCACCGAGAGAACCCCGATCAGCACAGCGGCGACCACGGTGAAATGCGACAGTCCGTCGAACCGGTCCACTCGGTCCGCCCATCTTTAGGTTGACCTAAAGACTAGGTCCCAGCGGCCCTGACCAGGTGGAGGTGCCGTTCCCGCAGCAGCGTGTTCGGGTTGGCGATAGCGGCGGGCATGGCCTGCTTAGCGAGTTCGGTGGCGGCGTGCACCATCGCGTCGAGCCGGTTCGGGGAGTCGCCCTCACCGGGCACCCAGGTGGTCTGCTCCTCCTCCAACTCGGTCAGGTCCCCTCGGCGGCCGACGTGGTAGACCCGGGACTTCTCGTACAGCGCGACGACCGGTTCGGCTCGCAGCGCCTTGCCGCGCCGGGAGTTGACCAGCACCACCCGGGCGCCCTGGTAGCCGACCGATTCGAGGGTGTGCTTGACCATCTCGCCGCCGTAGTTCTTCTCGGCCACGATCGCGTCGGCGTGGAACGTCTCGTACTCGCTGTTCGCCTTCGACGCCCACCCGGCGGGGGAGTACCGGCCGGACACGTCGGACAGGACGTAGAGGTTCTTGTCGGCACCGATCCCGACGGTGACGATGCCGGTCTCGTCGTTGGACGCCTTGTGCCCACCAGCCGGGTCGACCCCGACCACGATCCGGGTCAGTTGGGGGGCGGTCTCGACCCAGCGCAGCATCTCCCAGGTCCACAGCGCGCCCTCGATGTCTTCGAGGAGTTCGCCGTGCAACTCCTGGCGGCCCAACCGGGTCCCTTCGTACCGGTTGAGGATGACCTCCTTGAAGGTGTCGGCCAGGTTCGCCAGGTTCGCGTAGGTGGACGCCCGGTGCACCACGGTCAGCGGGTCACCGATGAGGTCCTTGAGCCAGCGCACCGGCTTGGGGGTGGAGGTGGCGACCACCTTGGGTCGGGTGCCCATCCGCAGCCCGAACAGCATGTTGTCCCACACCTTCTGGACCAGGTCGTAGTGGGCGGGTTCGTCGGCCCAGGCGAAGCCGAACTGGGGGCCACGGAGCCGGTCGGGTTCCTCGGCGGAGAATCCCTGGCCGATGCAGCCGTTGGGCCAGGTCAGTTTCTTCTTCGACGGCTCCCACTCGGGGCGCTTGCCGGGTGGGGAGGTGGCGAGCAGCCCGGACACGCCTTCGACCATCGTGTCGCGCAGGTCGGGGCCGGTGGGGGCGATCAGCGCCAGCCGTGGGGTGACCTTGGTGACCCGGTGGGTGATCTCGGAGCCGGTGCGGGTCTTGCCGGAGCCTCGGCCGCCGCTCATCAGCAGGGTCAGCCAGTCGGCGGACCAGGTGGGTGGGCGCTGGTCGGGGCGGGCGTGTTCCCATTCCCAGTCGGCGTGCGGGTGCCCGTCGCAGGTGGGGATGGGGCAGTAGAAGGGTCGCCAGACGGACTGGCTGCGTTCGTGCAGCAGTTCTAGCGCGCGGGCCTGCGCGTCTGGCTTCCAGAGGCGGTAAGCGCCCAGGTCTTCTGGCAGGTTGCCTGGTGGCTGGTCAGGCATGGGCCGCACCACAGGGTGCCGTGTGCCTTGTGCGCGAGGGCGCCAACTCGCAGCGCGGTGCCGCAGCCACCGGCGCAGCGGACCTCCCACCGGACCTTGACCATGCAACCAGCGTACCCACTTGCTGTTTCATCCTCACCTGACATCTTCGACGGTGTTGGCGGGGCCGACCATCCAGACCCCACCGGTCTGGTCGTCGGTGATCGGGCGCCTGCGGGCGACCCAGTCCTCGGGGGAGTACAGGTGGGCGCCGGGACCCCGGGGTGCGGGCAGGTCGGCGATCAACTGGTCCCGGTCGAGACCGAGGTCCCGGACCAGCGCGTCGATCAGCGCGTGCTGGCAGTAGACGGTCGACGACACGACACCGGTGGCGACGCACGCCTGGTAGATCAGGCTGGGCATCGCCACCGAGGTGGTGAACTGCATCTTGGCGCGGTTCGGGAACCGGTCGGGGTCGAGACGGAACGTCATGCCTGTTCCGCGACCGGGTCGTCGGCGGCGGCGACGATCTCGCCTTCGAGGATGTCGTACTCCTGGACGGCGGGGATGCCCAGCGCCACCACGGACGCCACCCACGACTCCAACTCGGTCTGCGTCGGGCTGTGCACCACGATCTCGGTGGGGGCGTCGAGCCCGAACAGTTTCGCGTGCCGGTCGATCAGTTCCCGGGCCTTGGTGACCGCGTACAGGTGCTCGGGGTGGTCACCGTTGATCGCCTTGGGCCACACGGACATGAGCAGCCGGTCCAGCCTGGCCCCGGCGAGCCGGCGCAGGCTGTTGCGGTCTTCTTCGATGAGGTTGCGTTCGAGGGCTTTCTCGGTGGCGACCAGCGCTTGGCGTGGCGTGGGGTAGCCGAGCGCGGACGCGATCTCGTTCCAGGTGGCCCCGGCCAGCCGCATGGAGACGGCGGCGTTGGCCTTGCGGTTGCGGGCGCGCGCCGGGGCGCCCGGGTTCGCCCCACCGACGTGTCGTACGCCGGTGGGGTCGGAGGAGTCCTGCTGTTGCATCTCAGTCACCGGTCTGCATGACGGTCCGATCTTTAGGTCGACCTAAAGATTGCCCTAGTCGGCGGAGAAGTCGACCCCGAACAGCAGCAGGATGACGCCGAGCAGGATCACGAGCAGCACGATCAAAACGGTCTGTGGGTGCATCATTGTCCGTCCTGTACGCAGGTGTTGATGATGAGGTCACGGTCGACGGGGGCGCGCTGGTGCACGGCTACCGTCGTGGGGGTGAACCCCGGCGGGCACGCAAGAGTTGTTCCCGCCGGACCCGGCGGCCCTGCCGGTCCTGCCGGTCCTGGGGGTCCCGTTGTTCCGGGAACACCAGCGGGTCCCGGAACTCCCGGTTGACCAGCCGGTCCCGCCGGTCCTTGCGGTCCTGTTCGTCCTTCTGGTCCTTGTCGGCCGCGCCGTCCTCGTTGGCCGCGCGGCCCTCGTTGTCCTTCGGCGCCTTTTTCACCGTCGGCTCCTGTCACCGTGGTTCCAGGGGGACCGGCTGGTCCGGCTGGTCCGATCGGTCCGGTTGCTCCGGTGCTGCCACGCTGACCTGGTGAACCTATGGGACCCGGAGGACCGGGTGGGCCAGGTCTACCTGTGGTGCCTGGCCCTGTTCGTGGGGGCGCTGTTGGCGTGGCTGGCGGGCTGGGAGTTGTTGTCGTGGCTGTTTCGGTAGCCGCGATCTCGTCGGCGCTGCCGATCGCGACGGCGACGGACATGACGGTCAGCGCGATGCTGCCGCCGACCGCCAGGAACGGGTTCACTGGTCGTCCCTGCGCCGCCCGATCGGGGTGGCGCGCCCGGCGAGGAACCCGGCCATCAGCCCGATCAGGGTGTTGATGACGTTGGCGACCGCTTGGAACGCGGCCCGCAGTTCCTTGTCCGGTTCGGTGATCGACAGCACCACCAGCAACACCGCGAACAGCATCACGGTGGTGCAGATGGTGAACGCGATCAGCAGGATCAGCACATCGCCGGTGGGCCGATCCCGCAGTAGGGGCATACCCCCCACAGTGAGGGTCGTGGGGGCTCAGCGCCAGTAGATCGCGGTCAACCCCACCGATCCGATGGCTACGTCGCCGCCCCGGGACAGCACCTCGGCGCGGACCCGGTGCCCGGCGGTGCACATGTCGATCACGTCGTCGTGGACGCCGGTTCCGCCGGTGGACAGCAGGTGCTCCATCGGTGAGGGGGCGGAGGAGAAGTCGCCGGAGTCCTTCTCGTACTCCGCCCAGCGGACCAGCAGGGTGGCGTCGGGGCTGGGCCGCTGGCAGTCGTTGAGCCGCACCTGGGCGTGGTACTTGGCGCCTTCGAGGTTGAGCCAGGCGTACCCGTCGGGGTGCACCTCACCCTGGTCGGAGGACTCGGTGGCGAACTTCACCGCCGTCCATTCGCCTTCGCGGGCGGTCAGTCCCGGGCCGGACAGGGACAGGTATTCGGGCATGTCGTCGTCTCCTCCGCCGCCACCGGCCAGGCGTGCTTTCACGTCGGCCCTGATGTTGTCCATGCTGTAGCCGCCCGGGTCCCACTTCCCGGTGGTGGACCATTCCTTGTGGCCGCGCGTGTAGGACTGGTCGTGCTGGAAGTGCCGGACGACGGCGGCGCTGGCCCGGACGGTGGCGTCGTACTGCTTGCTGCTCATGGGCTGGGTGCCGTTGTAGTCGACCTCGAAGCCGATCATCTGTTCGTTGGCGTCACCGGAGTACAGGGGGCCGTTGCCGTTGGATTCGCCGCCGTGGTTGGCGCGTCCGGCGGCGATGACGTGGCAGGTGCCGTCGTAGCAGATGACGACGTGGCAGAGCGGCCCGGGCAGGTCGGACCGTCCGTTGATGCACATGTTGAGGGTGGGGTGCGGGTTGCTGTTGGAGGAGGTGGACGCGGTGTGGTGCACCCCAGCGGCGTAGGGCTTGAACTGCCCGCTGCTGCTGGGGCGGCCACGGTTCTTCCAGCCCGACTCCTCTTTGACGGTGCACCCTTCGGCGCGCAGCGCGTCGGCCAGCCAGGTGACCCAGACGTAGGTCATCGGTTGAACCGGTCGTTGGGGTCCAGGTCGTTGATGAGGTCCTGGAAGTCCCGTGCCTCCGGGGAGTCACCTGGGATGGGGCGGACCAGGGTGGGGTCCGGCTCACGATCGTCGTCATCGTCGTGGCGGTGCCGCCAGCGGTCGATGAGCCTGTCGGGTTCGTCGTGCACCGGGTCGGTCATGCCTCTCCCGTCTTGCTGTCCGATCGTGCTGTCCGATCGTGCTACTTCGCTGCGGACTTGCCCTTGCCCTTCTCGGCGACGGTCTGCGGGTCGTCGCGGTGTTCCTCGGCGGTGTGCCGGATCGCGTCGTCGGTCTGGCTGGTGTCGGCGTCGGCGATGGTGCCCTGCTGGGCGTCTCCGGCGTTGGCGGTGTCGCCGCTGGTGTCCTTCTCGGGCTGGTCGGTCTGGTTCTTGCTGTCGGCCATGACTGTCCCTCTCGGTTGGTTACGGTGCTTGTCCATCTACCCAGGTGGTGCCGTTCCAGTACGCGGCCGAGGTCCACAGTGAGACGTGCTCGCCGGTCAGCCACGCTGTGGTTGGTGAGGCTACGGTGCCGTAGGCGGTGAGGTCGGCGGCGACTTCGGCGGGGGCGTGGCCGGAGGGGTCGATGGTTCCGGGTGCCCCGGCGTTCGCGGTGGCGGGGGCGTCGGGGGCGCGGCCCTCGAACCATTCGGGGAAGGCCCCGGCGGAGGGCGCGGAGTAGTGGATTTCCATGTTGTCGGCGAGGACGGCGTACTGGCCGTCGCGCCAGAACTTGGGTGGCAGGCCGGGGGCGGGGTTCATCGCGTTCACCCCGTTGTAGTAGGTGTTGATCGCGGTGAGGTCGGCGGGCGGGTCGGCGCCCTCGGGGAGCCAGGTGCCGGGGGTGCCTCGGGTGACGGAGGTGGCGGGGCCGACCGGTTCGGGGCCGGGTCCGGCCACGGACACCGGGGGTGGGGCTTCCTCCCAGTTGTCGGCTATGTCGGCGATGACCTGGTCTTGGGCGCTGGTGTCGACGGCGGCCACGTTGCCGTCACTGGGGTCAGCGGTCATGTCAGTCCTCGTCTGTTTCGTCACGGTCGTAGTTGCCGATGGTTGGCACCCACCCTGCCAGGCGCAGCAGCAACTCGAAACGTTCCCGTTCGCCGACTGCCGCTTCGGTCAGGTGGTAGTAGCCGCGCCGGACGTGCGGGGGGACCTGGACGCAGATGGTGGGCCACTGGGCGTACCCGTCGGGGTCGGGTGCGATCTGGGCGATTGCTTCCAGCGCGGACAGGTCGGCGTCGCTGTACCCGGTGCCCAGCAGGCTGTCGCTGGTGGCGAGGCGTTGCAGGATGGGCAGCAGCAGGCCGTCGTCGGGTCGGGCGAGGGCCGCGATCCGGTTGTCGGCGACCATGATGCGGTACGCGGTGTCGTTGTCGATGTCGAGGCCGACGACGGGTATTTCGGTGGCGCCCAACGTTTTGCAGGCTTCCCACAGGTGGTTCCCGGCGACGATGTAGTCGGTGTCCATCGTGACGTAGATGGGCCGGTACACGCCGTTGATCTCCACCGACTCGATGATCTTGTCGAGGTCGCCGTTGTTGTAGTTGTCGGGGTGCTGCTGGACCTCGTCGATGCCGCGCATCAGGGGCGCGAGGCCGTCGTGGAACCGCACCATCCCGGAGGTGATCATGTCTTTAGGTCCACCTAAAGACGGTCACAGTTTCGCTCCGTGACTGCGGAGGTGGTCCCGGCAGGTGGCCTGCATCCCGGCGGCCATGATCCCCAGGGGGCCGCACTCGGAGCACTCCACCAGGTAGCCGTCCCGCTCTGGGACCGCGATGACCCGCACCGACTGGGTCGCCACCGCCGGGTTCGGCACCGACTGGTTCACCGGCCAGCGTTCGTGCATTTGCACTTCGCCCCCTTCGACTTGTTCTTCGCCGCAGCCTTCTTCGCCGGGGCACGTTTCGCGGTCGCCTTCTTCGCCGGGGCCTTCTTCGTTTTCACCCCGGGGGTTTTCTTCGCGGCGGTCTTCTTCCCA